CAGCAAGCAATGAAGGATTTGAGTATATAAAGAAAACCAACAAGGCAAAAAGTTATCATGTTGCTCAGTTACTTATTTATATGAAAATTTTAAAGATGGCAAAAGGTTTAGTTATATATGAAAATAAAAACAATCATGAATTGTTTGTTATTCCAATTGAAGTAAATGATCATTACAGACAATGGATTGATACGACCTTTGACTGGATGCGAACAGTAAGGCAAGCCTGGAAAGATAGGCAACTACCACAAAAAAATTATAGAGCAAACTCTAAAATTTGCAAAGGATGTCCAATACAAAAGGCATGTGCCCTATCAGAACCAGGGGTAATTAAAATTGGTTCGCTGGAGCAATTGAGTGAAGCCATGTGAGTGGTGTGAGAACGAATTTTCTCCTGCCGTAAGTTATCAAATTTATTGTAGTCCAACATGCAGGACAGAAGCAACAAAAATTAAAATTGCAGAAAAACAAGTTATTAATAAACGAAGAAAAAGATATGGCAAAGATCGTAAGTGTGCGAGAGGATGTGGAACAATTCTTTCAGCATACAATGACTTTAACTATTGTGACTATTGTTCAATAGATAAGAAAAAAGTAAACAAAACCCTCAGACAACTTAAAGGATTAATAGACTATGAAGACAATCGATAGACCAGCAAAATTTGTTGCCATTGATGCAAGTACTAATAGTCTTGCTTTTGCCCTGTTCTTTTTTGGTAATATTGAAATGATTGGAAAGATTAATTTTGAGGGAAAAGACATATATCAAAAATGTATTGATGCTTCAAAAAAAGTAAACAGTTTTTTAAAAAACGATGCATTTATAAATACTGACTCTATTATTATTGAACATACTGTTTTTATGAATAGCCCAAAAACTGCAGCAGACTTAGCATTAGTTCAGGGGGCAATTATAGGAGCAGCAGGGGTATCTGGTATAGTTAATGTTGCAAAGGTTTCTCCTATTACATGGCAAAACTATATTGGAAACAAAGCATTATCTAAAGAAGAAAAACTTATTATTAGATCAAAAAATCCAGGAAAATCAGATGCGTGGTATAAATCTTATGAAAGAAATATTAGAAAAGAAAGAACGATTAGGTTTATTGAAATCAATTATGATAAAATTATAGATGACAATGATATAGCAGATGCTTGTGCAATAGGCCATTGGAGTTTAAACAACTGGGAGAAGGGGGTATCTTAATGCCAGAATTAAATGCTAATATACCACCAATAGAATGTTATGTTCGTGGCAACTTTTTAAGAGATCAAAAAGATTCGCATGATCAATATTTTCCTTGCATCATTTTTGGCGTTTCAAGCATACCAAACAGAAGTCCTTTATTTCATTTTATAATGGAGGATGGTGGTTTATGGTGGAGAATGCCAATAAACGCTTTTTGCACACAGCCCGGTGTTGTAGAGGAAGACATTCACAATTTAGTTTTGTGGAATTCTTTTAGTCCTTTTGTTACTGTTACAAAATTTTCAAATCTTGCAAATCTTCGTATGTTCTATAGCGATAGAAATAAAAATAAAATTTCTGGCAAATACTTGTTTACACTTGATTGGTACAGCGGAGATGCAAACAGCCTTGATGACGGATATTCTGAAAATCCTGGACAACATAAATGTGGGCATGTTATTCAAAGAGATGACGGCAATTTTGCTATCCAACCAAACAATCGTATATTTGTTTTAGAGCCCTCTTTTACAACAAAGCCTGGCAAACAAGTTATTCATCGTTTAATTAATACTAATAAATGGGATGTAGAAGATGCTGCAAAATGGGTTACAGATGACACAGACTCTTATCATTATAATATTATAAGTAATGATGTTATTATTGAAAGATTAAAATATATGGAGGAAAACGGTATATGAGCCCTAGAGATTCGTTTAAAAGATAGGATTGACAAATAACATTATGGGTGGTAAACTATATACAAACGAGGCGTGGCTTCGTAAAAGGTATGTGCTTGACAAAAAATCAGTTACTGATATTGCTAAAGAATGTCAGACAAGCGTAGAAACCATTTATGTATACCTTGCCAAATTTAAATTAAGGAAATCAAAACGATGAAAGATGATCTTAGAATTATAGTTGATCAGGTAAACCATCCTGAGCATTACACATCGGACCCATCTGGTGTTGAATGTATTCAGATTACACGTCACAGAAATTTTAATATTGGAAATGCATTTAAGTATTTATGGAGAGCAGGATTAAAGGATGAGTCTAAACATATAGAAGATTTAAAGAAGGCTATTTTTTATATACAAGATGAAATTAATAGACTTGAGAGTAGGCATGGGTAGAAAAAAGAAAGTTCAAGTTTTTGATAACGGAAAGTACACAAAACTTCCAAGTGTTATGGTCGATGGTCACACAATTGAGCAAGGCGAAATGATAAAAATTAAAGGTGAGCATGGATCTATGTTTAAGTTTCTTAGTCTTACAACAAACAATGATAATGGATTACAATGGGTAGATTGCGTAGAGTATGAGCGTGGATTTCCTAGAGCGATGAGGTCGTTTAATATTGATAAAGTAAAACGAATTCCTGCAAGGAGAAAAAATGTCAAAAGATCTTGAAGTTATAGAACATCTTGATGAAATTAACAAGGTTGTTGAAGAATATTTAAAGGGTAGCGATCCAACAAAAATTTCTAAAGATTTAAACCTTCCACGTACTCGTGTTGTTGCACATTTAAATGAATGGAAAGTAATGGTATCTGCAAACGATGCCATTCGTTCGAGGGCAAAAGAGGCACTTGCAGCAGCAGACGCACACTATGGAAAACTTATTGCCAAAGCATATGAAGTTATTGATGAATCAACTATGAACAATAATCTTGGAGCAAAAACTGCTGGAATCAAACTGGTACTAGATATTGAAGCAAAAAGAATAGAAATGCTTCAAAAGGCTGGGCTTCTTGAAAACAAAGAACTTGCGGAAGAAATGATTGAAATAGAAAGACGACAAGAGGTTCTTGTTGGAATACTAAAAGATATTGCAAAAGATCATCCACAAGTTCGTGATTTGATTATGAAAAAATTATCTGATATATCAAAATCAGATGAGGTGATTACAATTGTCCATGATGTTCAATGACTTCATTGAAGCACTACAAGATAATCCGTTTCAAGAAAATCCAGTAGACACAAAAACATTTGTTGAGTCTGCAGATTATTTAGGACAACCACCATTGTCAGATATACAATATGAAATTGTAGAGGCAATGAGTCAAATATATAAAAAAGCAGACCTTGAGTTATTAATGGGAACTGTCGAAGGAGCAAAGTATTATGAAAAATACACCAAGAACGAAATTATTTTACAACTTGGAAAGGGTAGTGGCAAGGACTTCACCTCAACTGTTGCTTGTGCCTATATTGTGTATAAGTTACTATGCCTTAAAGATCCCTCAAAGTATTTTGGCAAACCGTCTGGCGATGCGATTGACCTTATTAACGTTGCTATCAACGCTCAACAAGCGAAAAACGTTTTCTTCAAAGGATTCAAAACAAAAATAGAAAAATCGCCTTGGTTTGCTGGAAGATATAATGCAAAAGTAGATTCAGTTGAGTTTGATAAATCAATTACAGTTTATTCTGGTCACTCAGAAAGAGAGTCCCATGAAGGTCTAAACTTATTGCTTGCAGTACTTGATGAAATTTCTGGTTTTGCAAGTGAAGTTGCAACTGGTAATGAGCAGGGCAAAACAGCAGACAATATTTATAAAGCATTTAGAGGCTCTGTAGACTCTCGTTTTCCAGACTTAGGCAAGGTAGTATTGTTATCTTTTCCAAGATATCAAGGAGACTTTATTTCACAAAAATACGATAGCGTTATAGCAGATAAAGACGTTGTTTATAAATCACATAAATTTATAATTAATCCATTGCTTGATGAAACATCAGAAAACACATTAGAAATTGAGTGGGAAGAAGATCATATTATTTCATACAAGGTTCCTGGAGTGTGGGCACTTAAAAGACCAACATGGCAAGTAAATCCAACTAGAAATATTGATGATTTTAAAATTGCATTTTACACAGATTTAGGTGATGCAATGATGCGCTTTTTATGTGTTCCAACATACGCGTCTGACGCATTCTTTAAACAAAAAGATAAATTAGAAAAGTGCATGACTCTTCGTAATCCAGTAGATGAGTTTAGAAGATTTGATCCAGGATTTATTCCAGACCCCAATAAAACATATTATGTTCACGCAGATTTAGCACAAAGACACGATAAGTGTGCTGTAGCAATTGCACACGTTGATAAATGGGTTAGCCTACAAGTTATAAAAGATTATGAGCAAGTGGCTCCAATTGTTGTTGTAGATGCAGTTGCTTGGTGGGAGCCTAAAAAAGAAGGTGCGGTAAATCTAAGTGAAGTAAAAAACTGGATTATTAATCTTAGAAGGTTAGGTTTTAATATTGGCAAGGTAACGTTTGATAGATGGCAGTCTTATGATATTCAACAAGAACTTAAGGCTGTTAACATTAATACTGATACGGTGTCTGTTGCTAAAAAACATTATGAAGATTTGGCAATGCTTGTTTATGAGGAAAGAATTGTAATGCCTCAAATACCAATACTTTTAGAAGAATTATCTGAACTTAAGATTATGAAAAATAATCGTATAGATCATCCCAGAAAATTATCAAAAGACTTGGCTGATGCAGTTTGCGGTGCAACCTTTGGTGCGATATCATATACTA